CTTGTATTTTGCGAGTTTTTCGTCAAGCAGTTCTTCAAGGTCTTTGCGTGACATGATCACAAGGCTCTTGCCTTCGTCAGCGTCTTCATCTGTCCCGCCTATACTGGCTATCACTTCTTCCAGAGCTTTTATTGCTGATGTTATTTTGTCTTCATTTGCCTTTGAGATTGTCCGTCCGGCTTTCTCGATAACCTCTGCTTTTACGCCTTTCTCTTTGATGATTTTTTCTAGGTCTTCTACCTTTGCTTTGAAGTTTTTGTCAGTCACCTTTGCTTCTGGATTTGCCGGGACCGCGACCCATGACACTTCCAGGAGTTCTTGCTCCATGATCGTGTAGTCGTCCTGTCCGGAGACACCCCATTTTTTTACCATGAATCCTACGCTTACACTGTTGAGGCATCCGTCCTGGATAAGCGCCCATACCTTATTGCCTTCTTCTGTTGCTGCTGTTATTTGCAGGTTCATATGAAGTTCGTTATTTTCAGCCCATGCGCGCACGCATTTGCCTACGGGCAGGTTGTAGTAATCGTGGGAGATGAGAACTGCTGGGTTGTTCTTCATGTAGTTGTCAAGAAGCCAGCCGTTTGGATTTACACTGTCACCATGGCGATCGATGCATCCGGTTGATGCTATAACGTGCACGATGCGCTTTTCCTCATCGACGATTCCCTTATTGATTGCTGCTGAAAATAGTTTGTTTTTCATATAAAAATAATTTTATGGTTAATTAATAATTCATTTTTTATTAGGTCGTCTCATCACTGGTTGGCATAGTCCCGCATCGACATTGAATATGTGCTGGTTCGTGTGCATCTCCTGAGGGAAAGTTTTCTCCGAATGGGACCACCTCATTGTCGTTTGCCGCACACTCTTCACAGGTGCGCTCGTCCTCTGCTGCGTGCCACACCAGATTCTCGACCTTATTGTCTTTGAATGTTTGGTATTGGCTCTCTCCGTATGCTGTGAATAGTTCGGTCCGGGTGATTCTTTCAACTCTCCAGTCTTCTTCTTCACCGAGAATGTTTGCCACGTCATCTCTTATAAGCCCGATGTCAACGACACCGTCTGAGAGGTTGCGTGCTATAACTTCTTTCACTCGATCGTAGATACTCTGATCTATCGAGTCGCCACTGTCCTGTATTTGGCTTCTTAACCATTCGATTACTTTCTTCATCGCTGATTCGGTCATTGGTTGCAGTCCGTAGGCGAGTGCCACCTGTTTTGTTGCTTCAGTAAGACAGGGAACACCTAGGTCAAATTCCATCAAGCCGTACATTTTTTTCCAGTCACCACGGTCCCATGAGATTTCGGCTATTACCTCGTCCATGGTTGGGGTCTGTTCACCTCGTTTTTTCTTGTAGTCCTGGAAGTCTTTCTTTTTAATATCTTTTATGAGTCCTTTGTACAGAGCGTGCAGTTTCTTTGCAAATAATGCCTCCTTAACTTCCAGGTATGTATCGCGCGCTGCAATGTGCGTTTTTGGTTTTGCTGCTTTTGTCAGGCGCTTCGCTGGTGGGTTATCTATCGGCATGGGGGGCTTTTCTCCCAGCGGTACGAGGTTATTTGGCATGTAGATCGTGTCTCCGTTCTCAACGGGTGGAAGACCGTCTTTTGCGCGGACCTCATTTACTGTCATCCATTTGTTTATTCCGGTTTCTTTTGTTTTCAGTTCTATCTCTTTATCCTCTGGGACCGTGGAGACGTGTTCAATAAATAAACCATCTGAGGAGGGGAAAAAGGGGAGGTACATCTGTGTTAGTTTTTCGTCTATCATGTGAAGTAATGGTTCAATGATCCATTTGGCGAAGACGTACTCTGAAGATTCCGCGTTTGCTCTGTTTACCTCATCTGTAATTCCCAGAATGGTCTTTGGTACTCGCAGGGTTGAGATTATCTCATCCCGGTTAAACTTGCGGCTTTCTACGAAGTCCATCTCTTTTTGGCGTGGGGCGATCTGGTCCCATTTGAGCCCTTGCTCTGTGATCATTATTTTATGAGCGTTATCTATTCCCGTATATGTCTCGTTGAATTGTTTTCTTAGACGTTCCAGGGTATCATCGTTTAGTTGTTGATCTGTTGTTAAATTACCCGATGGGATTGCTCCGTTTGCAAAGAAGTTCTTATTCCATTTTTTTGCGTTCTGGTCTAGCTCGATCGTGTCCCTAGCCATATCGAGGGCTGAAATGCCGTCTATTGGATTGAAGGGGTTAGGTTTGTGGATCACTATAATTTCTTCCGGGGTAAACTCTACGGTCCCACCGTTTAGGGCGTAGTAAATATACTTATCAACGACGCCGTAGGGAGCCCATGTAAGCACGCGCATGGGGTGCAACACCTGGAGTTCTACTGCGCGAGTGCCGAGGATATTGTAGTTTGGGAGAAGGTACCATTTTCCCCAGATTAAAAGGTGGCTTATCCCTTCGTAGAGCATGTCTCGTTTTGTTCTTGTGGTGGTTGGTTTGTTTAGAAGTTTTAGTGCGAAATGTTCCATTACCTCTATCTTTTTATTCCCTTGGTATTTATACATTTTAAACTGTGCTGACGCGACGGCATCAGCTATGGCGTCGATACTGGAGTATGTAAGACCTACGTATAATTCTTTCTTGTTGTATTTACCTCCGAGAAGGGGTATCCAGGAAGCTCCGAATCCACCATCAAAAAACTTTTTCTTAAAAAATCGGCTCACTTTATTTATTGACATTGATAGAAAGTTCATATGCAGATAATTTTATGGAGGATTGAGTATCTATTTTTTTATCTGCCCAGTATAAACATCTGCGGTTCTCGCCGCTTATTCAACTCAAAAAACATGCGCATCATTAATGTGTCGGAATAGTCAGGAGACCTTCCCAAGTGCTCTTTGATGTCATCCTTGCTTATGATTGCCAGCTTCTGATCTTTGTCCGGATCCTTTGCTTTTATTTGTTCGAGGTCTTCAATAATGACTTGTTGAATGTCTTCATTATCGCATGTTATACCAATTTTTCCTTTATTTACGTAGTCGGCAAGCATAAAGTAGCATTGCGCTCTGAGGTTGAGATAATTCTTTTTTATGATGTTTGGATTATATTTTTCGTTTGGATCACCTATTTGTGCTGCACTTCCTATGAAGCCTTTACATTTCACGTAGTCGACTACGCCGCCTCCTAAGCCTTGCTCATCGGCAATAATATGGGACCGGGAGATTTGCTCGTTTGCTGCTATTTTTATGATTTCGTTGTTCAGTTCGTCTATACCTGATTTTTTGATTACCTTCATTCGGACCACCTGCAGCCCTTCCCAGATAAATATCACGGATTTGTCCATTCCAAAGCGCGCCACGTCCACTGTTAGGTATTTCAGCCCTTTCGTTGCAGTGTTCGTAAACAGGTCCGACATTGCGTCGATGTCCATTAAGGTCGTAGGGTCGTCATCGTACTCGAAGTTGCCGAACAAAAGGCGCTCACGCGTTATTTTATCGGCTTTCTTGAGCTCGTCGATGTATGAAAGGGGAGTAAATGGGTTATCAGTTGGCAATGCCTTCACGAATCTTCTGTAAGGTGGGAGGGTTTCTTTTTTCCATGGTTTGTAGTATCTGTGATAAATATGCCCTTTATCCGGGTTGAATGTTTCTATCAGTATTGGCTTTATGCCGTATACGTCGTTATTCCAGGTCCCCACTCTTGATTTCAGGATCTGGACGGCTACCACTGATACCTCGTTTGATTCTTCAACGAGCGCACCGGTCATCTCTAAACCTCCAAGGCGTAAAAAGAGCGGGTCTGATGGTTGGTATGCTAGGTCTAGTAAAAGGATTGAGCTTCCATTCCAGAACGTTATCACTGAGTCGAGTTGATTGTATCGAAAGTGTATACCGGATTTGAGATCATAAAATTGGCATATTTTGAAAAACGTCACGAGCGATGTACGCTTCAGGTTCTTTAGTTCTTTACGTCCTATTGCCCAGCGGGTATTTGCTCTGGTACAGCACATATGGACCAGGTATTCAATACCTAGCCAGCTTTTGCCACCGCGCGCTGCACCTCCGTACCCTAGCTCAGTTGTTGTCTGGTCCAGGAGCAGTTGCCACGCTGTCGATTGCTTTGGTGTCGGCTTTAATATCAGTCTTAGTACTTTTTCCATTGGATAATATAATTGTTGATTCCACCTTGGTTGGTGTTTTTTGATCCACTTCGTGAATTGTTGTCTCTTTTAGCCCATGAACTGCCTTTAATAAAAATATGGACATTGAGACGTTGACCTTGTTTGCGAGCCCTCCGTTTTCAAGTTGCCGTTTTTGGAGCATCTTAACCTTTTTTATCGTGGCGGAAAATTGTTTGTGTTTTAGCGCCCAAGTGACGATCGTATCATCGTCAACTTCAAGTTCTAGCGCTATGTCTTCGATATAAGGCATCTCGCCTTTTGACTTACATTTTTGATAATAGAGTTCAGCGAGTTCCAACTTTTCTTTGGTGTATTTCGTCGGTCTACCTGGTTTTCTTGGTATTTCCGGTGTGGTTATACCTTGGGGGTTAGTGTCTGCCATTGTTCTGATTGATCTAAGTACCGAGCGTATCGCTTTCGAATAACATCACAGTATCGTGGGTCCAGTTCGGACATGTAGCAGGTGCGGGCGGTTTGCTCAGCTGCTATAAGTGTCGTTCCTGATCCGCCGAATGTGTCGAGTACGAGTTGATCGGGAATAGTTGAATTTTTAATTGCTTCTGCACATAGTAATACCGGATTCATAGTTGGATGTTCTTCTGATTTGGAAGGTTTGTCGTAGCGCCAGATATCCAGTTTCCGTTTGCCTCTGAGTATTTTCCCTTTTATTTTTCCCTCTATCTGGAGTTTCACCCCGCCTATTGATATTTCCGTATTGCCTTGGACCAGCCGTGCTCTGTTTCCAAGGTCTTCCCATACATTGCCCTGAGTCCTGTCGTCTATGAAGAAGTGATTCCGTATTGCCTTGGACCAGCCGTACAGGATTGGCTCGTATTGGTTTTGGTAATCACTCCGGGAGAGTGTGAAGTTGTTTTTTACCCATATAATGAAAGATTGCCAATGCACTCCAGCTGATTCGAATGCTTTCATGAGGTTGGGGATCTCTTTGCTGCTCATGCAGATATAAAAAATGCCTGGGCAGACTGCCATCATATTTGTGATCGCATCCAGTAAAAACTGGTAGAACTCTTCATTGCTCATTTTGTCGTTCATTATCATTTTGCGTTTGTTTTGCTTCTCAGCGCCCATACCGCCTTCGTATGCGATATTGTAGGGCGGGTCCGTGAACACCATGTCTGCTATTTTGCCGTTCATTAATCGCTTTATGTCTTCTAGTTTTGTCGCATCCCCACACAGGAGGCGGTGTCTTCCGAGTTGGTAGATTTCTCCTGGTTTGCTTATCGGTTCCGCTTCTGAAACGCTTGGCACGTCGTCTTCTCTTGTGTCGCTGTACCTTTCGCTTAGGTCATTGAGTGTGATTGGCTGCCCTAGGTCGATTGCATAGTCTTTCAGGTCCAGTCCCAGGGAAGGGAGGAGGTTTGCGAGCATACCTTCGTCATACGCTCCGGCTCGGTCGTTATCTGCAAGGGAGTAGGCGGTCATTGCATCGAGCTGTGATTTGAATGTCTTTTTTGCCGGGACTCCGTTTACTATTCCTCTCCATACTTCACCCTCTTGTTTGAATTCTACGGTGCTCACCCATGCTTCTTTTATTCCGAGGTCTTTGTACACTTTCAGTCGTGTGTTGCCTCCTAGGACTGTGCCGTCTGGCATAACGAGGAGGGGCTTAAACTCTCCCATTTCGACTTGCTTCTTAAGTCTTGCGTAGCCGTCTTTTAATACTATCCGGGAGTTGTGTTCGAACTCGTGGAGTTTATCTATTGACCATGTTTGTGTTGTATTCATTTTGGTTATAAATTATTAAGGTTTTAAATTACTGCAAAACATACTGATATGACCGTTGTTGTCGACGATCGGATCGTCTATTCCTTTAC